GCAGTGGATGCGACTGCATTTCCACCACCAACTCCAGTTGGAACTCCGTCAGGATATTGAGTTACTTGTCTTGCGTTTGGTGGCAAAGAACCAATTTGTGGTTTAGCAGAACCAGCAGCACCTCTTCTAGCACCCCGACGACCAGATGGAGTATATACATTTGGATTGGAACCAGTTCTTCTACCCTGTTCATCGAGAACTTCTTCCTCAATATAAACATCATTATAATACGATTCAACTAAATCTCTAATTCCAGACATTTTACTACTTAGTTTTCTTTTATTTATAAAAATAGGAGGGTTTCCCCTCCAATAATTTATTCAGTTAGAAGTTGTTTTTCCCCAGTAACTCCACCAATTGAATATACCTTTTTCTTTTGATGCTCTGGAACTACCTTAATAAGTTTCACTACCAAGAGCCCATTGTCATAAGAAACATCTCGAACTTCAACATCATCAGAAAGATTGCGACTCCAAGTAAATGCTCGTTGGGCTAAACCTTTATGAAGATACGTTTCTTCACCAGTTTCTGATTTCTTGGAACCAATCGTTAAAATATTTCTTTCCGTTGAAACTTCAATATCTTCTGGTTTATAACCAGCAAGAGCAAACTCAAGTCTGAATTCTGTTTCACTTTCTTTTACATAATTGTATGGAGGATAACATGATTGTGGTTCTTGCAGGGTTGCAAATCTACGAACCCATTCATCCATACCGATGCCCCATCTGGTAGCATCATTGAGAAGACGATCAATATCGTTGATTGAATATTTTACAGTTGTATGCATTTTAGTTCTCCTTAAAAAGCGAGATGGATAGTGTCAAACCCGAAGCATTTGACATTATTATTTAACCATAAACATAAAAAAGAGGACAGGGTAGAACCCGATCCTCTTTTGGGTATGTTCCGAACTCGTAGAGACGCACGAAAGTCGCTACGTTCTATTTATTCCTCATCAACCTTTTTCTTCTTACCAATGTTATATTTCGTTTCAAGTAACCACTCGTTCTTCTCTTTAAAAGCAAGAACTTTGATTTGATTCAGAGGAGCAAGATCTGAGATCTTATCCACATCAGGAACTTTTACAAGCCCCCAATCTGCAACCAGTTGAATAATACGGTTGCGTCTCTGAACATCATTTACAGTCAGATTTGCATACTTACCATCAAGGGCAAATAGTTCCTTGAAGTGAACAATATAATATCTACCTTGTTTATGCAGAATATGGCAAGACTGGTATAGTTTCTTTTCTTTTCGAGATGCAACACCAATTCTGGTTAAGGTTTCACGAACCTTCAGAAAGTCATCTGGTTCATTCAGAATCACTTCCACCATTTTATCAGGTGCCCACTTTACTTCAGGTTCAATAACAACGCTCATTTTTTTCCTCCAACATCAAGTTTTTGTTTAATGTAATCTAGTTGTTCTTTATTTAGAATTCTCAAAGCTTGTTGAGCTTTTTCTATACTATAACCATAGTAAGATTTGACTGCATCAAGATCTTGAATTTTATCTTTTTTAAGCCAAGGAGAAAATCTTTTCCTTTTCCTCAGACTATTTATAAAAAAGTCATATTGCAAACGGTTCGGTAAGAATGAATACTTATTCATCTCATTTGCATACATGATCGTATCTAAAAAACCAGAAAGACATCGGTTAATAATATAAGGAGGATACTCCTTCTCATTAGAATCTTCCATAATATATTCTTTTGTGTGGTTAACAGAGTTCAACCAATCTTTCAATTCAGTCATCGGATAATATCAATCTCCATATCTTTACTCCAAACTTCAAGTTCGGTTCTCAATCTACCCTCAGACTTCAATGTTTCATAACGAGTAGAAGCTTTGTTCTTCCACCAGTTGATTAGATTCTCGGCATGAAACTTATCATAATTCTGAGGATTCTTAATCAGAACATCAGTCTCTCCATTAATAACTTCTCTTGCATTGAGAAATCCATAGTCAGACATGTAGAACCTCTTCTTCTGAGTCAAATCCTTTGCAGATTGAATTGAAGAGTTGAAACTGGAAAGTTTCTCTATTAACTGTGGATATTCCTTCAAAGATGCACGGATGATTGAAATCATTTTCTGTTGTGTCTTAAGTTTACGACTCGAAGCATCTTCTTTGACAAGAAGTTTATCTCCATTCCGAAACTTGAACCACTTGTTTAAATCTCCAAACACAGAATCATGCATCAGAGGAGTAAAGTCACTCTCTGTCAAACCACGATATCTCATATAGGGTTTCAAACCATCATACTGAGATGATGACTTTGTGGAACCATAAAGAGAAGTAGTCTCAAACAGACAAATATTTGCATCATACTTTGCATTGAGTTGTTCTCTTGCTTCATGAGAACAACAAAGAAGTGCAAGGAGTTTACCTCCCAGATAGTTGAACCCAAAAGGTTGAGTGGGAACAATAATGAATCCCATGATTGCATGTCGATTGAATCGAGTTAGATCTGGAACTGATCCAAGCCAATCATTTCTAGGTTTAGAATTGATTGTAGGAGAACCAAATCGGATGAAACCAACAATCTTCTTACTGTTAGTTTCCATGACAATCCACTTCAATGATTTGCCAGGAATACTATTCTCAATCGCATGAGAAGTCGTTACCTGCAATCTTTCATTGAAGAACTCATTTGTAAATCCACCCTTCTCACCTGCACAATAGATTTTGAAATCCATCTCATTCGGATGCATGTCAAAATCACAGAACATATCATCCTCTGGGCCCATTCCCAGAAGAGATGTCTGCATCTCTTTCATTCTATCTAATTTTACATTACGCAAATACTCATCGATCCTTCCCAGATTGGAGAAGTAATCGATGAATTTATCTGCAGCATATATTGCATCTGGCGTATCTAATATCATTTGATCTCACACTCCATCATGAGTTCAGTCAATGCTGCTAAAAGGTTAATCTCCTGATCAGCCACGAACGCAATTTGGTATTGATACTTAGCAATAATAAGAACGGCAGCGGGAATAGAGCTGGGTGAAAGCCAATCATAAGAGGCGTCATAAATCCGACGCAGAATGATACCAGGATCGTTATCCAGGTTGGCGACTATCCACTTGCGAACTTCCGTGAAGTTTTTATCCTTGAGACATTTAATGAGATCATTTATTGCAACGTCCGAGAAAGATGTAAGAATTCCTGTGTCAATTTCTCCCCCCACTGAATACCTTTGACATTCATTGAGAACACGTCTCCAATCAGGGAAATGTTTGTTAATGATTTCGATGAGAACTTTCTGATCGTATTTGACACCCTCTTTCTGCAAAATGTCTTGAAGTCTTGTATAAAAACTTGCAGCAAGTTTAGCCTTTTCTTTTCCTTTGATGGAGAAGTCAATGACGGCACATCTGGAGTGCAAAGGTTCGATGATCTTGTTCTTGTAGTTGCAGGTAAAGATGAATCGACAGTTGTTATAAAACGTCTCAATATTAGCCCGTAAGAGGAGTTGAACGTCGTTGGTTGTATTATCTGCCTCATCAATGATGATGACTTTGTGTTTACCAAGGCCTTGAAGTGACACGGTAGACGCAAAGTTTTTTGCTTGGTTCCGTACCGTGTCCAGAAATCGTCCTTCGTCAGATCCGTTAATGACATAATAATCAGCACCTATCTCTTCACATAATGCTTTTGCAACAGTAGTCTTACCAATACCAGGAGGCCCAGAAAGAAGAAGATTTGGGAGATTACCATTCTCCACAAACTCCCTCAAATTCTTTTTGATCTGTTCAGGAAGAATGCAATCCTCGATTGCATGAGGCCTATATTTTTCAACCCAAAGGAAGTCATCACGCATAATCAAAAACAATACTTTTTCATAAAACGATTTACCATATGAGGTTTATCCTCTAGGTAATAAGCTTCAGTCTCATAAACAACTGGAGATCCTGTAATCTTAGATGATCTAAGAACATCTAACAATTTATCAGTAGGTAAAATTGCATCTCGAATACTAATTGGCCCACCAATACAAGAGTGAATTACATGAACTGCTTCATGATAAACAGTCTCATTCACATAGTAACTGACAGGGCTCACAGTATTCTTGATGTTGTCTGTACAAATCACAAGATTTGGAGCTTTGGTATATCCAAAGAGTTCCTTTTGTTTTTTACAAATCGGTGCATTTTCTTGCACCTGATAATTTTTCATCAAAATTCCCGTTAGGATTTCACGCCCAATAGGAGTCAAATAAAGAAGAAAGTCCATCAACTAAAAGTAGAATCAGGTTCAAGAGCGATGTGATAAGTCACACCCATCTGAGTATTCACAAATCGAGAGATGTTAGATTTAGAAATCACAACATCATACTTACCAGGAAGAATCTTGATATTTTCAACCTTAAAGTTCATTACAAAATTGTCACTGGTTTCACCCACTTCAATTGAATATTCGTTAGAAGTTTCATTCTTACGATCACGAACCACAAGAGAAATCTTCTGCCCATTACCGATTGCACAGAGATCAGGAACCTGATAAACCGCTGCAGCTTTCAGAAGTTGATTCAGTTGATCAGAGTCAAGTTGAAAACAGATATCTTCACTCGGAAGAGTCAGTTCTTTCTCTGGAGGGCTAATGATCACGTTTGGATCAGAGTAGTAGTATTTGGTTTTACGAGAACCTTCTTTGATGACTGCATAAGAGTCTGCAGTAAAATCCAACTCAGCATTATGATGCAGAGACAAACCATTCAAGAACTGGTTAAGATCATAAATACCAAATTCTTTCGGAAGTTCTTCATCAATCTTAGCAGATGCAAGAATATTCTTCATCACTGAAATGGTGCGAAGTTTGTTACCAGTCTTGAATAGAAGAGACTGGTTAATCGAAGAGAAGTTCTTCAGAATCGAGATTGTTTTTTCAGAAAGTTTCATAGTTTCCCTTAGTTTCATTATGTAGCCCAGCAAAGTGATATAGAAGAATACAATAATGGATTGCTTTCAGAATGTCAAGTTTAGACTTACCATTCTTTTTACCAAATCGAGAAAGATATTTGATTGCATTGGATCTTACAAAAGGTTCTGCATCACCAATACTCTCAATCAGATCAAGAGTTTGAGTTTTAGATTGTTCAGAAGTATAATGAGCTTTATATGTGCTGATAAGATAAGATTCTACTTCTTTTATAGTCTTATCTTCATTATATTTCCAAAAGTTATTTTGATCTTCAGTCATTTTTAAATTCAAAACGATAGTGTCATTTTCCATAGTAAAGGGGAAGTCACAATTACCTTCCCCAATTATATCAAGATTCGGAGGAGTTGTCAACTTCATCTAGATTAACCGATGCATCGATTTTATCATAGAGTTCCAAGAAAGAAGTCTTTGTCTCATCATCAAAGCGATTCACACAAACTTGAATTGCTTTCATACGCTTACCAAAGATAGAATAAGCATGAATGATGTGAGTCAGACGACGAGTTGAGATCACTTCATCAATGCCTCCATCTCGGAAAGTCTTACGAATGATATCAGCCCAAGAAGCAAGTTTCTCACAGAACTCCAGATCAGTTTCTCCCAGAGAAGTCATCAACTTTTCCAGAATCTTTTGTTCAGTTTTGGAACCAGGGTATTCTTGTTCAAACGTAAGAGCAAATCGTTCAAGGAATGCTTCGTTGAGAACATTGGTGCCAATGAATCGCCCGTCATCAGATCCCTTTCCTTTAGTGTTAGCAGTAGCAACCACAGTGAAACCACTAGCAGGATTGACATACTTACCAATTTTTTTTAGAAAAACACCTTTACCTTCAAGAACAGACTGGAGACACAAAATCTTATTGGAAGCAAGATCGATCTCATCCAGAAGAAGAACAGCACCACGTTCAAGTGCTTCGATCACAGGGCCATTGTGCCACACAGTCTCACCATTTACTAGACGGAAACCACCAATCAGATCATCCTCATCAGTTTCAATCGTAATGTTAACACGAATCAGTTCACGTTTCAGTTGAGCACAAGCTTGTTCAACACTGAAAGTTTTTCCATTACCAGAAAGGCCAGTGATGAAGACAGGATAGAAAATACGAGAAGAAATAATCTTTTTAAGATCAGAAAAGTTCCCGAACGGGACAAAGTTAACATCTTTAGCAGGAACAAGGTTCTGTTCTTCTCGCTCGGTAACAGCAGGGACAGCAGCAGGTTGATTGAAAGTTTGTTCGAGTTTTTCTTGCACAGTCAGATTCCAAACACCACGGCGAATTTTGAATTGTTCAAGACGTTTCGTGATTGTGGGATAAGAGATCCCAGTTTCAGTAGAGTATTCACGAATATTGTCTGTAGTGATGGAAGAACCATAACGATCTTGAAGATCAGAAATTTCAAAAGAAGACTTGCGAGGCATGATTGTTGATTGATTATGTAGTAATTATAGTGGATAAATGGGGAGGAAGAACCTCCCAGTAGACGGTTTGGGAACTGGTTATGCGACAAAAGATGCAAATGAAGAAAGAATCTTTTTATTGGTTCCCTTGTTCTTCAACATCTTACGAAATGCCCTACCAATTTGAACATCCGAAGCTTCCTCTTCAACTTCAAACTCAGAATTCTTAGAAAGATTAGTTGAAGAGATTGCATAAAGAGCATCATAACCAAATCCATTGAATTCAGTAGATTTTTCTTTTTTCCATTTATCATAAATTTTTGCATACTTTTGAGATTCATCGTAAAAATTACGACGACAGAAAGAATTGAATTCATAACCAGAAAGAATACGGAATCCAATCAGATTAACTTCAGGAAAGTTATGTTTGACATTCTCAAGAAGAATTGTTGTCATACAATCATTCTGATTGTTCCAATTAAAATTACGATAAACGTGGCCAGTTTTACGATCCCGAAGAGCAGTATTATGCCCACAACGATTTTGCCCAAGATAAGGGCTGGTGGTTACATCAAGTTGAATATCAAAAGTCATATGATTTGCTTCACCATCAGTCAAAAGAACAACATTTACTTTTTGAACTTTGTTTTGATTCTTAAACTGAGGAATAATCTTATGAAGACAAATGATTGATTCATTCAAAGGAGTTCCACTCAATTCAAGCCCAAGAGGAATATTGTAACTTGCATGACTACCTCGATCATGACGATATGCAAGTCTCCAGATATTTTGAAGATGATTTTCAAGTTCCCGAGAATTACACTTGGAAGAGAAGAAGTTTAGAAGATGAAAATACTTATGGATGGAGATTGTTCCATTCTTAGGATCATATTTTTTAGGAACTCCATCCAATTGAGGATTAATAATATAATCTGAGAAGTCATAAGTGAAAGCATAGACTTCAAAAGGAATTTGAACTTTCTTACAGAACCACACAAGGTTGAAAAGTTGTTTGACAGTATCGAGAAGGTAATCACCCATCGATCCACTCCAATCAAGAATAAAGATCAATCCATGATTCTTACCATCAGGAATCACAGAAACTTTACGAAACAAATCTTCGTTATATTTAAACGTATGAAGTTTACTAGTATCAAGAACCCCAGTGCGAGAAGTCGAAGAACGAGAATAAGAATCAGCTGACTTCTTACACTCAAACTCTTTTACCAGATAGTTAACTTCTTTTTGAGCAGAAGTCTTGTATTGACGATACTCGGAGTCAACTTTTTCATAAGGATTGGGCCAATATTTGGCATCTCTCTCAACGAGAAAATCATTCCAAGATTTGTTGATATGTTTGTGAAGATCCTCATAACCAATAATCACATCATCAATGTGAATATTAGGAACTTCCACATATTTGGTTTCGTGGACAAAGGTTTCACCATTCAATTCTTTCAATTCTTCATCAAAAGAGCGTTGAGTTTTAGAGATTTCTTCATCAGTAGAACTACCAGCCGTGCCACCATAAGAAGAATCACCGCTACCATAATCAGACTCATCAGAATCGGTAGAAGATGATTTAGAATCAGATTGATCACTATTTGCATATTGTTCTTCAGACTCGCCCTCAGGGGTGCCAGAACCGCCCTGAGGCGCTTCAAAAGTATCAAGTTGAGCCGAATCCTTTTTATTGTTTTTAATATATTCCATAAGTTTACGGCACACACTCAGAACATCTTCAAAGGTTTCAACCTTCTCAGTCATTTCAATAAACTGATATTCTTGTTCATTGAACGGAACACGAGCATATGCACCAATCTTGAAATGAAGGTTGATACGATCAATCAAAGAAAAAGTATTTAAATCTTCATCTTGAATGGAGAAGAAATCATCATCATTCAGTTCGTTGTAACCTTTATAGAAAGACTTTGCAAGTCCAGGATACTTACGCTTCATCAGTTTTTCGATACGAGCATCCTCAATCACATTCACATAATCCTTAGGAATCTCATTCAGAAAATCCCACTCATCACTAGGAGTATAAAGAGCATGCCCCACTTCATGTCCCACGAGCATATCATAAACAGTTGCAGATGCCTTCTCCCACAAAGGAAGAACCAGAACACGATTCAGAACATCAAAAGATGCAGTTGAAACTTTCTTGTGTTCAACAATCAGGTTCTCAGTTGCAAGAAGACGAGCGAGACTACCTTTGACTTCGTGATTGATGGGCATAACTTTCTTTGCGTATGAAAATACTATACGACAAAAAACCCATCGAATCGATGGGCTTGTGACGGTTTGATTACTGTCTGAGCTTGGAGAACCCTTTGACTTTTTCAAACTTTAACACATGTTCAAACTTATCATTCAAGTCAGACTTATGAGAGATCACGAAGATATTAGCATCTTTAATGATGTATCTGATAATCTTGAGGAACTCATCGGTGCCGAATCCATCAAGAGAAGAATCAAAAACCTCATCCATAATCAACAAATTAGTATTGACTGAATTCTTGATTCTGGCAACCTCCCTCCAAGTGAATAGAAGAGACAAGTCTACTCTCATCTTTTCACCTTCAGAGAAAGATGCATAAGAAAAGTTCTCATGGAGAGGAGATTTAATTGACTCGTTAAACTCTTCATCCAATTGAAAGTTAATATAGAAATCCATCATCTGCAAATAACGATTTACCTGTTGATTGATCAAAGGTAGATAGTTCTTGATGATTTTAGATTTTACTCCCCCATCTTTTAGGAGGGAGTAAATAAAATCGTGATAGGCGATTTGTTCTTTTTTAGTCGAAAGTTCTTTAGTTTTATCTTGGAAATCTTTTTGAAAAAGTTTTAACTTCTCATGCTCAGAATTTCTGTTCTGTAATTGTTCGGTAATTGTTTGAACTTCAGATTCAAGATCTCTGATTTGTCTCTGACATCCAGAGATCTTAGTATTGTTTTGAGAAATCTCATGTGTTAGTGAAGTAATCTCCTTACTGAGTGAATTGAATTGGCGCTCTCGCTGTTCTTCCTCTTTAATAGTTTCTTCAAGATCTTTTAAACCTTGATTCAACTCTTCTGTTTTATTTTGAGCGTCTGCAACTTTATTTAGACGAAACTCATCTTCAATGGACTGTGTGCAAGTAGGGCATACCGCATTCTCTTGAAAAAACTTATAATCTTTTGTAATCATTGATATTTTTTGAGAGATCTTTCCTTTTAAATTATTGAGTTTTACCAACTTACTTGTATCAATAATCAGTTGTTCTTGAAGAGTGGTTTTCTCGGAAAGAGAAGACTCAACAATTGAATTATGAGTCATGTAATCGCCAATTTCTGTATCTAACTTGGCGATCTTTCCTTTGTTGGCGTTTATCTTGGTGTTTCCACTACTTTCTAGTTCAGCAATAAAGTTATTTTGCATACCAATTTTTTCTTGAATCAAGTTCTTATTTGACTCAAGATTTCTTACTTCTTCATTGAATGAACGAATACGATCTTTTACAATTCCATTCATAGAAGAGAATACTTTGATATCCAAAAGATCTTCAATCACTTCTCTACGATGAGCAGCAGGAAGTTGCATGAATGGAACAAATGTACTACTACCAAGCACAACAATTTGAGTAAAAGACTTATAGTTCAGTTTAAGAATATTTTGTTCAAGATTACGTTGATCATCTTTTGCATCAGAACTTTGAGACAACATTTGCCCGTTGCGATAGATCTCAAAGATGTTTGGTTTCATTCCACGACGAATCAACCAATCAACTGAGGCTGCGGAAAACTCAATTTCCACAAGGCAATCTTTTTCGTTCTGTGAATTTAAAAGTTGGGGTTTATTAATCTTACGAAATGGTTTGTTAAACAAAACAAAGGTAAGAGCATCAAGTACAGTTGATTTCCCTGCACCATTTGTTCCAACAATCAGAGTTGTTGCATGATCAGTAAAACTGATCTCAGTAAACTGGTTGCCAGTTGAAAGGAAATTCTTCCAGCGGATTTTCTTAAAGATCATTATCTCTCGGCGGTATCACAAGATCGTTTTCATCTATTATAACATAGTTGTATTTGTTTTCCTCACAGATCTTAATGGTTGGTTCTTCATCAACCTCAATAACTGCAAGTGGTGGAAAGTCATCAGCTTCTAGAAGGCCAGCAAATCTCATTGCATCATCTTCTTCTTTGAAGAGATATAAAATACGATCACCATCGCCATCTTCAACAGCGTATAATCCTTCTTCTTCTCTACCTTCTAAAGCTAAAACAAACATTATTCTACTTCACAAGCTTCCTTATATATTGAACCGATGAGTTTCTTTACAATTGACTTATTCAATTGAACTTCACTATCATCAATATATCGACTGAGAATAGACATTGTATCTTCATTTTCAGAAACTTCGAACTCAACATTATCATTTAGATCATAGTTTTCCACAACCTTGATATCTAAGGTATTGACTTTAGATAGTTTGTCAAGAAAAGTTTCAAACTGTTTGTCATTTGTTTTCTTCTTAACAATGACTTTTACAAACTTACTCTCATACTCAGAATAGTTAAAAATCTGATGAGGTGTATCAGAATACTGAATTTTTTTATAAATTGAAAATGGATTATTGATATGAGAATGTTCTAGAGTTTCGGTATCAAAAATTGTAAACCCACGATTATCATCTACATCATTCCAGTAGATCTCATATGGATTTCCAAGATAGAAAATTTTACCATCACTTGAACGAGTATGGAAATGCCCAGAGAAAACTTTAGTAAACTTATTAAAGATTGACTTATCATCTCCATGATCCATTACGAATCCACGATAAGGAGAAAATCCAGTCAGTTCCAAATGCCCCATTGCAATTTGAGCATTTGTCTTTGCAATCATCTGCAAAGTATGATCACGGTTCTCTTGATTGATCCAAGGAATAAACAAAACTTTTCTATGATCAATCATCACTTCTAAAGTTTCAGAAATCACATTGACATTCTGATATTCACGAAGTAGAAGTTCAACACCACTTACATCATTTGTGTTTTTGTAGTAAGCAGTATGATTACCAACAATAGTATGAACTTTGCATCCCATCTCTTGAAGACGATCATAGTAATTCTCCTGAGCCCATTTCAAAGCCCAGAAGTCAACTGACTTACGATTATCGAAAGTATCACCCATATCAATGACTGTAGTGATACCTTCTTTTTCTAGGGTTGGAAAGAATACTTCATTATAAAATTTAAGAAAAAAATCATGAAATACTTTAGATCCCTTTCGAGCACCGAAGTGAGTATCTGTAATAATTGCAACCTTCATATCAATAGTTGTTCAATCTATATTGAATATTATTTTTAATTGTGTTGAGATCTGAGTTACTACTTGCAAGAATAGTATCATCAGACACAAATACTTCATCAAATCCAGAATGATCTAAAAGTTTTGACTTGACTTCTAGTTGTCTCTTTTCTTTAGCAATACGACGAAGAAACGCATAATAGATGACTTGAGTGAAATAGGCAAATGGATTGGAAGACTTTTCTGGATTAAATCTATCGATATATTGAACGCAGTTTTCTATACCATCAGAAATCATATCTTCTCGGAACATGTAATTGACAAAATTTGGTTTGTATGATAAGTGTGTAGCAATCTTCAAGAAACACTCACCAAGATAATTTGTGATTCGTGGTTTTGTAGTATTTTCTGTTTGAGATTTGAGCACCAAACGCCGATATTCCACGATAGCCTCAAAGAACTCTTTGTTATTTACATAGTGTTCTGATTCTCTTCTGCTTTTTATCATTGTGAATGCCATTACATTTTTTAACTCAAATCATGTTCGCATTATAACACATTTTTACGAGCTTGACAATATACTAAAACATGAGTAGGATAACTCTGTCAGGGTTCAAGGGAACGGTTTAGATATCTTTATAAAGCTTTTCTAAGTTCTTCTTGAACTCTTCCACGTTTGAGACATATCCCATATCCTTTGTAATCTTAGATCTACAAGATTCTTTTTTATTGTATCTTGTAGATCTGCTTACAAACTTTTTATAAATCATGAGTATATCAGAATTTATAATCTCAGTCATTGTAAGAACCTTTTCCATATCTAAAATGAACATTGTATCATCTGACATTTTGATCCAAGGTTCAAACTGCATTCCCTTGATTCCAAAACGAGAGAGATTAATATCTTTAACTAAAACAGGAGATTCAAGAATTAAAACAATACGATCTTGTTCATCACAAGGGCAAACCTTAGCCATGATTTCTTCACCAGAAATTAATTTTAAGGTTGCATAAAATTCTTCTTCCATCTATTTTCTTAAATTAACGTTAATAATAGTATAGTTGAAATACTCTTCATTGTAAATTTTTATTCTTTCTGTAAGATGATTAAGAGTATAATTTCGAGATGAGTTATGAGTAATATCGTCAGCAATGTCATATAGAACTGCCTTAGTTTTTTGATTACCTTTTCTTAAAACTCTTCCGATTGATTGAAGATTTCTGATTCTAGATTTGGATGGTGAAGCAAAGACTACGTTATGGAGATTTTTAATATTGATGCCTGTTGAGAAAGTTCCGTAGGATGCAATGATGATTGCGTCGGATTCTTGTTCCGTAATTTTACGAACTTCTTCTCTATCTTCAGCATCAACTCCACCATGAACGAAAAAAATCTTACGATTCTTTTCCTTATCAGTATTTATAAGTTCGTAAAGTATCTGCCCATGAGTTTCAACTCTGGAATATAAAATCAAAGTATTACCTTTGAGATCTAAAGAAAGATTTTTGATAAAGTTATTTCTCTTATCATGACTGATGAGATATTGAATCTCATCTTCATACTTTTCAAACTTCTGTCCATTATGTTTGAGGAGTAAGATTTTGATATCAAGTTTAGATAAATGCCCTTTATCGATCAGTTCTTTTGTTTTTGTAACATTGTATGATGGGCCAAATAAGCCTTCGAGAACCCACTTGTGTGTTTGTGTTCCATCAAGAGTTCCTGTAAATCCAAATCGGTATTTACAATCTAGAAGTTTTGACATAATATCTACCAGTGACTTAGATTTAAACTGGTGAGCTTCATCTCCTATAACGACATCAAATCGATCAAACCACTTTATTGGTTCTTTGAAAATAGACTGCCAAGTTGTGATAACAACAGGTGCATCAATATCGTATCGTTCTTTTCCTGAATAAATTTTGTGACAATAATGTGATACATCCCAACCATAATCTTCAAAGTCTTTATACATCTGTTCCACGAGTGAAGTAGTGGGAACAATAATGAGAGTTGACAAATTCTTTTCTGTGTAGTATCTTGTGATTGCATAAATCATCAAAGATTTACCAGAAGCAGTTGGTGAAATTAATAACTTACGATTAAAATATAATGCACTATAGATACCATCGAGTTGATAATCTCTTGGTTCGTGTGTAGATATTAACTTTACATAATCTACAACACCTTCTCTGGAAATCATCTCATTAACTTCGAATGGATCTCCGTAAAATTTTGAATGTTTGAACTCATATTTGTAGTTGCTCTTATCTGCAAATGCAACTAACTTATCGAGTAATCCAACATAGATTTCTTTTTTTTGTAAATTGAAAAGACGAATTTTTCCATCCCAGAATCTTCTTCGATACTGGGGCATAAACTTTGCTCCAGGAACTTCGAATGTAAAACGATCTAAAAGTTCTTGTAAGATATATGGTTCTGCTTCGACTCTGAGATATACTTCGTTCTTCTTTTCAATTACAATATCACTCATCAACTATAACCTGCCTGGAATTTACTCCACTCAATTGCGTTTTTGATTTGAAAGGTTCTATTGTTTAGATTTTTAATAATCTCTTCCAAATATTTTAAAACTGTTTCGTAGTATTCATTTTTAAGTTTGAGATGCCCCAGTTTCTCATCAGCTTCGAGATAACGAGTCATTGATTCCTTATCTCTCACTTTGAACGGAAACGGTTCCTCTGCATAGATTTCTGGCGATGCCTTTCCGTTATAATATTCGTAACGATCTTTTTTTAAACTGTTAATATCTTGAATACACTTCTTATTTAGAAGCATTGTATTGTTGTAAATTTTATAATATTTTGCATGAAGTTGTGGTATCTTCAAAGATTCAAGATGTAAGTTGTCAGGATCCATATTTGAATCTTCTTCCCACATCTTTTGAATTTCATCAAGGTTCATAATTTGGTGCCAAGTATGTCAGTGATATTGTACATAGTATACTTGAAAGTTACGTTAGCTGTAAAGTAGGTGTAATCTCTTTCCCTTGCATCAAACTGCAATGTGGTTAAACTGAAAGGAAAAACTCCTCTAAATTTAACGTTTGCTGCAGGCCTGTAGTTACTGTTTAGAATTTGTAATGTTGCATCAGCTTGTTCTGGGAAGTTATTTGTAAACTTTCCTTTTTTGTATTGATCTTGATAATCTATAAATTGTTCAATGCTTTCTGGAAATCCTAGAGCAGTCATCCAATTCCAGATTTCCATATAGTTTTCAAGATCTTCATCAACTAAGAAACTTAGAGTGAGATCTTCAAAAGTTAACATATCTCCAGGATGATCAATCATCTTGAGATAGTTTGGTTGAACAGCAACTCCCAAATTAATGCCTGGGATATTTGCAGAGTTGCAAAAGAAGTCTACTTTTGGAGCATGATCAAGCATAAATTTGAATCCAATCGGAGACAAATAATTTCTATTGTTTGGTTGATCCATTTTTATTTTTATTTAGATAAAAAAAGAGTCCCTTTCGGGACTCTGAGTGTCTTGTGAGAAATAACTCACATGAGGTTCTTAACTTGAACTCTTCTGTAATAGCGGTTCGAGTTAGTCTTGAGTCTACCGAGTCCTTGTGCATCGGCAGCTGAACCTTCAGCGAATGGGTTGGCAACCATACCATATCTGGTTTTGAAGCCAATCTTAGGCTGGAAGGTGTCCTGTCCAACGGCACGAACCATTTGGAGAGGAACATATGGGCAGTAGAAGAGTCCTGCGTCATAAGGATTAGTGCCCTTATAACCGATGACATAATACTGTCCACCAGCAGCGTTGGGGTTAACACCACCCGAATATGGATCGATGTAAACCTTGTACTTACCGTTGATAACACCAGCGAAGGTGTTACCAGTGTCATCAACCTGAAGGTTTGCATTGAGTGCAGGGGTGTAATCAAGAACACCTGCCATGGTTAGAGCTGAAGCAACGTCTGATGAACAAACGATGGTGTTGCCCTTTCCACGACGAGTTCTGATTGCGATTGCATTAGCATCTCTCTCAAGTTGGAAAAGAAGTCCCTTGAACTTCTCAACGCTCCAACGTCCGTTTGAATCAACGTCTAAGTCAAAGATACCAGCAGTTGCGGTATTGTTCTGAGCACCAGCTTCAGCAATGTTGTAGATGGTACGAACAACTTCTCTGTTGATTTCAGCAAGAATCTCGGTTGAGAGAATGTTTGCTAACTCAGCTTCTGCATCAAGTCCATGAATAGCCTTGAGATCTTGTGCGAGTTCTAATGAATACTCGGCCTTAAGTGCTCTTGACTTTGCAGCAACAGTAACTTTCTCGATTGAGAATGCCATCTCTGCGAAAGCATTACCAGCTGCATCGCCAAGTGATTCAGCAGATCCAGTTGCCATTGCCTGCCCTACATTGTAGGTTCCAGGTGAAGCATCGTTGAGAACACCAGGATTCGAACCTGATTGAGCAGCAGTGGTTGCAATACCAACAGAAGCCTGAGCGGTGTAGTCACTTGCAGCAAGTGAACCAGCTGCGTTTTGTCCAGAGAATCTGGAATCTGGTTCGTTGAAGAATGCTTCAGTTCCGCTGTTGTTGGTGTAACGAGTTCTCATTGCGAAGATGAGTCCCGTTGGGCCATTCATTGGTTGAACACCGCAAATATCATATGCGATGAGTTGAGGCATTGAACGTCTGATTAATGAAATCAGAACTGGATCGAAACCGGCTACAGGGCCCGCAGCAGCTGCGGTTCCGTAGGTTCCACCACCGAAACCACCAGTGCCAGTTGACATGGTTGGGCCAGCTTCTGAAATGAAACCACGCTCTTCACGGAGGAAGCGCTCTTGGTTCTCTAAAAGTTGAGCTGTAACAGCTCTTCTGTGAGGATCTTTGATTGTATCTAGTCCCTCACAATTAAGAAGTGGAGCCCACTTCTCTTGTAAGTTTTCGTTAAACATTTAAGGTTCTCCGTGTCTTGTTTTAGTGTTGTAACTTAGTTTGTTCTAATGATTTAAAAATCACTTAGAGTGTTTTTGAACTGCTCTAACGTAAGCCTCCATTGATTCCGAAATGGTTTCAACAGAAGTTCCAAGCATTTCTTCATCTCTTGTATGAGAGACAGGATTTCTTGGGAAATATGACTCTCTGAGAGTCTCCAGTTTCTCACGATAGTCTTCCTCACTTACAAACTCAACACTTTCAGCAAGACTAGAGAGCTTACTCTTTTGAGTTTCTGCGAGTCCTCTAGCAACTCCATAGAAGATGCTGTCTGACACAGACTCACTTAGTCTCTGATTAAGGTGAACATTTCTTTCGATTTGTTCGTTGAGTTTTGACTCCATTTCATCAAGTTTTTCTACCATTTGCTCAAGAACATCATATTTCTCTTCAGGCATTTCTACATAATTTTCTTCAAAAAGGCCCTTGAGCCCAGTCATGAAGTTCTCAGCAAGCTGAGACTTCAATCCGTTCTCAACTTGTAGAGCATTCTCTACAAGCCATTCATCTGCAACATACTCAAGATAAGAATCAACTCTTTCGGTTAATTCTTCTTGAATTGCAATAACATTATTTTCTAACGCTGCCTCATACTTAGCAGCGATAATGTCAGCAGCTTCTTGAACCTTAGTTCTTACTGCTGCTTCAAGTACGATTCTTGCTTTTTCTTTGAATTCTTCGGAGAGATCTTCATCACCAAATAGAGCTTGAACGTCTTCTTCCACATTTATTTCAATTTCATCAGGAAGTTCTTCTTCCCCTTCTTCTTCGTCTACATACTCTTTCTCCTCTTCCTCTTCACCCTCTTCTTCCTCTTCATCTTCGTGTGAAGCTTCTAGGAGTTCTTCATCTTCATCATATTCAAAATCTTCGGCTTTTGCTGCCTTAGCACTGACAACATCTCTAACAGTTTTAATATTTCCAGTCGCTAACTTAGCAGAATCATCAGTTGATCTGTAATTATCAGGAGTAGGGCCACCTAAATCGGTGATCGACTGGCCAGGGGTAGAACCAACAAAAGGATTGGAAACCATTCCGTCTCCAGCTTGTGCATTGGCGTTGACAGCTGTTTGTGATTGTTTAGCTGCTTTAGTGGAAGCATACATTGGTGCTCCCTCTTCTTGCAAATTACTCATCGTTTTTCTAGACATTGATCTCTCCGAATAAAATAGGTATTTTCCTTTATTCTAATATTTATTTATAATTTTAAATATTTTCCAGATATTTATTGAACAACTTCAATAATCTCTCTTCACGCACTCTTTTATCAAGAGTAGGAGTGAGTGAATTTAGACTATTTAGTGTCTTTTCGGCTAGGATGCCGTTGTTCCAAACCCACTCTCTACCTTCCATAATTCCCTGAACAAAAGCGTCAGGAGCAGAAGGATCTGCAACAATATCTGCTGCAGTTGATAACATGAAGTCATCAGAGACAACTTTAACTCCACCTTGTTCAACTAATGAGCCCACACCTCTAGAAGAGACGCCAAGTTTCACACCTTCATCCAAAAGATTTTTTGCAATTTTACCCATTGGAGTCTCAAGGATTTGAGCTTTTCCGATGAAATTCTTACCTTCTGGAATTAGTGAAACAATCTTATGAGAAACTCGATCAAGATTAACTGAAGGGCCATCTGGATGCCCAAGTTCTCCAAGAGCTCTTCCGCACTTTACATACTGATCATTATATCTTTTAACTTCACGATCTAAAGTTTCATAACGATACATTCTACCGTTACGATTCTTTAAATCAGCTTGAAGAAAGATACCTTCAATATAAAGTCGTTTTTTGCCGCCAACTTCTTCGGTAAGAATCTTGATGTCTTCGATCTGTTCGGTGATGAGTTTCATTTTTTTAGTTTGTAAATCCTACTTTTGCTGATTTTATTGCTGGAGTCGTATAAATGACATCAGTTCCAGTTTTTTCTAAAAATTCGACTGAGTTGCCAGGCATACTGAAAAATATTGTGGATGCGGCACCAACAATCGTAGAAACTCCTACTGTTGCAACACCACTAGTATTGTTATGAAGTCTCACACAAGTAGCACTATCAATACTACTGGCTGTGCCAGCAGTTGTTGGAGTTGCAGTTTCAGTTGCAATAATCTTCGTTCTTTGCATTACTCAGCATCCTCGATTTCTAGTGGTGAAGTTCCAAACATACTCGCAGCCACATAAGGAGTCAGTTCCTCAATCTTTTCTACAGATTTGGCAAAAAGCATTCCTTTAATCGCATCAGAAATATCGGATGGTGAAGCATCCGACATAACCATACTTACAAAATCATCTTCCATATGTTTATTGATATAATCTAATATTTATTTATATTTTGCCCCCTTTAGGCATCTTAACTTGCGGAGCTTCCTCACCTGGAGGTGGTTCAGTTCCTGGATTTGGAACTTCTGGTTCTTTTGGAACTTGCCCTATATCTTGAACTGTTCCCAATCCTTGATCTCCACCGTCCATTGGCATTCCTGTCATTGGATCCATTGGTGGTGGAATAATTCCAAGTTGTTTTTCAAGATCAATTTGTATATCAATTTCAATAAGTTCTTCATCTGTTTGACGGAGAACCTTCCTTCTTACATAATCAACGGAATAATATTTACCAACATAAGGTTCAACTTGTGATAATAGAGCAATTCTTTCATTCATTAACTCAGTTTCTTTGAGTTCTGCAAAATGATTGTCATATAAGAAATCATATTGAATATGATCACTCATATACTCCCAATCTTCTGGGGTTACGACATTTTTGAGAATAAGTTGAGTCTTCAACATATCATGAAAGATTTGACTAAATCTCTTTCTCAATCTTCCAACAAACTTGGAGAACATCAATTCATCACGAAGAATTTCTGATGATCTACCTAGATTGAATCCATCCCCAGCACCAATTCTGGATTCTGGAACGTTCAATGAACGATAAAGTTTCTTTTGGAAATACTCAACGTCAGTGAGTTCTCCAAGATTTTGCCCGCCAGGAAGAGTTGTGATTTCAGTTCCTCTACCACCTTCTCTTCTTGGAAGCCAGAAATCTTCCATCATTGAAAGATGTTTTTTATCATCCTTGATTTCACCAGTCGAAGCATCGTAAACAAGTTTATTACGATAACGACTCATAACCTCACGAAGGTATTGTTCTGCTTTTACCTTAGGGAGATTACCAACATCAATATAAAAAATTCTTCTTTCTGGTGCTCTTGAAAGTCTGTAGATGACAAGACTATCTTCAATCATTCTTAATTGATTAAGAGCCTTAATTGCTTTGTGAAGATAGGATAAAGTAGCTTGTTTGTTCCTATCAACTAATCCTGAGGTAATGTATGTGATTGCATCTTTTGCAATTTTAATTCCTTTTCCATATGCACTTCCAACTTGCATACCGCCAGAAGCTTGAGGATTATAGACAAAATACTCATCAACATTTGGAGACTCAAACATTGTGAGTTCTTTTTCTGGATCCTGATTTACATAGGTTAGATTACCAGCATCATTGATTGATCTCTTTTTAAGTTCACGAACAAACTTAATTTTCAATGCGTCAATATATCTAACTTCTTTAATTCCCTCTTCTGGACGTTTTAAATCAATGACTTTATGGTAGAAAATTCTTCCATCAACATACCAGTTTCTAAAAATTTCATGAGCTTTTTTATCAAAATCCATGATTTCTTTGATATATCTAAACTCTTGTCTAATAATATTTTTGATGTTATCATCAACATCTAAATTAGAGAGTTCAATTTCAACTGGAGAATCATTAAGATCTGCAACAATTGCTTCGTTTACAACATGTTCAATTGCAGTATCGCATTCTGGGTGCAAAGACATCTCACGATATCTTTTTAATAAATCATATTCGGTTCTGTAAACACCTTCAATATCTACATATTGTCCATAAAAACTACTTGCAACATAAAAATCAGAACCGTCCTCATTATTTTTGGGGACGGGACTGATCGTAGTTGGAGATTTTACTTCACCTTTTTGAATGTTAAAACCGAACAACTTAGACATTATAATTTGACTATTAAACCTACTGATCTATTTATGATCTCATCGTAAATCAGCTTCGCCTTGAGAGGTCTTAAATGCTTCCCACCACTGAACTTCAAATGTTACATCATACTGTTCAATAGAATTGGTTTCATCGTAAGAAAGTGGAATCGCACCTACGTTTGAAGGCCAAGCACCATACAGTTTATATGATCTTAATACTGGAACAGCACTATTGCTTATATTTCCTTTTACATACGGAGATCTTCCAAGTTGGTGAACTGCAATGGTTTGTTGATATCCATCAGTTCCATTTGGATTAATGTATCCAGAGGTATCTTCATGTTTATTGATGCCATTCATCCATTTTTCAAAACATCTTCTGATGCCAAAGTCGGCATCGTTAATAACGGTAATTGTCCAAGAATCAAATGATCTATCTCCAGCAACTGATAATGTTCTTCCTCTAAAAGGAATTTGAATTGGAGAAATAGTTGATGCAGGAAGTCCAGCGGTTTTAACAAGAAGTCTTAATTTTTCATCAAAATCATTTACACCATCTGGACGAGCCCAAGTTGGGACTGGAATCACACATTCAAACAGATTGGGCCTAGCACCCCCGCCAGTGAGTTTAGACTTGAATGAATCTAATGTTCTGTTTTTTAACTTAATTTCTTCAGCCATGGGTTTTTATCTCCTTAAAGTGAGTTAGAATCTACCAATTACTTCTTCAAAGTTGATGCCAGTTTTAGTGGCAACAAATGTCAATCCAATAAAGTTGATAGAACGAGCTGGTTTGACATAAAATTCAGCAACAAATTCATTGCGATCAATGACTTCTGGTGTATTATTTGTTTGATCACAAACAACCACATACTCAGTAATTCCTCTCTTAGCAGCAATATCTCTTAGGTATGGATCAACTTGTGAAACAAATGAAGTTCTTGTAAACTCATCGTTAAACTCAAATAAGTATGTTTTTGCAATATTTGAGATTGTTTTCTCAATTTCCAAGAAGAGTCTACGAACATTGATTCTGTCAAATGCAGATACAAACGTTTGAGCTGTTTTATCTCCGAATAGAATTACTCCAGATCCAGGTGAGTAGATCACTGGATTTACTCTGTTAGTATAAAGTTGATCTCTTTGGGATTGATTTGGATTATATGCAAGTTTAATTGCATTTTTTAAAGTGCCACGATCTGCTCCAGCAGGAGAATACCAAGAATAGTTATCAACAGAAGTTCTAACCATCAATCCAGCAATGTCTCCATTGCAAGGAATGTATCTATATTTGTTAGAGAACCTATCATAAATGTACTTATATCCAGAGTCAAAAACGGCAAAAGAACTTGAATCGATTCCATTAAAGAATTCAACGGTATCATCTGTCTGCGACTGAGCATCTGATACTGCAACCACGTCATCTTTAAATGGTGAAATAGTAACGATAGTATCTTTTCTTGATTCTGCAATTTCAATAAGTTTATTTGCTTTTGCTTGAGATTCTTCCTTAGTTAACATTGATGGGCCATAGATCAAGAAGTCAATTTCTTCTTGATCTTTGCTTGCAACGATATCATAAGCATCACTCAATTCACCAAGTGATGGGTTAAATCCTCCACCTGTATAGTTAACTCCACCAACTAATAGGATGGTTTGATTTCCAATAACATTAAAATCGACAGAATCGACTGCTTTTAATCCCCACAAACCGTTTGAAGTAGTAATACCTGCTTTAGAAACATTGCCGTCTTGTGGGTATCCAGCATAAACATATGTTGATTCGAGAGCTATTCTCTCTTTGTAATAAAGGGTTTTTCCAGAAAGAGTTGCATCTAAGGCTTTTGAAAGATTGGTAAACTTCTCAATAATATTTCCTGAAACACCAGTTGCGGTTCCTTTATCATCAATGACTAAAATGTGAACTGAATCATTGTATGATCTTCTCTCAATTGCAAACGAACTTGAAATTGGTTTTGGAGCCAAAGACTTCCAATAAACTGGAATGCCGTTTATGACTACAGTTTGTCCATCATACCAGTCTGTAATTGTTGCATCATCAGCAGGGCCCATTGAGACACCACCGACGATGATATCCCCATCGCTAGATTTTACTTCAAAATTACTACCTTTTTTGTACTGAACAAAAGTTGAAACTCCTGTATTATAAGTATTCCACTTAACATAAATTTCACTTACTCCCAATCCAGTTAAAGTTCCTTCTAAAATTGTGTCTTGGTTCCAAGAAGAAGTAACACCAACTCCAATTGTTACCCTTGCACCTTCTAATCGACATGTTACTGCCATTCCAACAGTAAGTGAACTTGTAGAAAGTCCAGCAAATGTTTGATCAGCAAAGTCATCGATTATAGCAACTTTTAAATTATTTGCCCAAGCTCCTGGTGTTTTTGCTGCCCACTCCCAAGAAACACTGTCAGAGTGGTTTTCTGTATAATCGTCGTAATTTTTAATATTTAATGTTACTGAGGTTGTTGATCCAACTCCAACATTAGCTGAATTTAAGTTAGCATCAGAACATCTGATAACTTTTAAAACGCCTCCATAACTTAAGAATGACTCTGCTACATGATAGTAATCAGATTGATTATCAGTTGTTACTGGTTTTCCAAAAGTTTCAATAAATTCATTTTCATTTCTAATGACAACAGCTTCTTCTACTGGGCCTTTTGGAAAAGGGCCAGCAATAGCTCCAATAAACTGGTTATCTTCTACTATCGAACCTTTAGTGAGATCAATCTCTCTTATAGTAATACCTGGGGAAACTAATCCGAGCCCTAATGACATGTTTATCTACCTCTGATAAAACATTTAATCTATAACATATTTATAGAAATACTATTTTTAACGATACTCCCACATGTAAGCTCGATCACCATACTCATCTAGCTTCCATACATCACCAGAGTTGTCTACAAAGGTATTTTCATGATCATCTAAACCATCCAAAATAAATCCAAAAGGAGCCATGTCTTGTTCGATCTGGTTCTTTTGTTCTTCATAGATGCGTTTACGAACATCATTCTCAGTCATCTCCTTGAAATAAGGTTGAACAACTAACCAAGAGAAGATCACAAGACACATTGATAAGTCATCATTTGCGCCTTCTTCAGCTTCAAATGATTGATTCTTTTGAATAAAAGTTGTCAGTTCGGAGATAATGTCATAATCATTGAACATTAACTTGTCATCTTCTACCAAAGTCTTGAGGTTTGAACATCCAATCTTTTTGACTGTCTTTGACATCTTCAATCCAAGTTGAGACTTATTACCAGAGAATCCTTGCCCAACAATTTGCCCAGCTCTACCTCGCATGGCGCACATTAAGATGTGATCATACTCAAGATCAAAATGTAGGATATTTGCAACTTGTTCCCCAATGTCGTTGATTTCAACCAACACATAAGCTTTATTATATGCCTTTGCAACATCTTCAATGATGTTGGGGAACAACATTGGTTTGATCTGATTGTTTCGATATTTACCAACTACTCTCCAAGGAAAACTTGTAATATCAAAAATGACGAAAGCCGAGTAGTCACTTTCAACTCCTCTTGCAACGTCAACTGTCATAATATAGTTATGATCTTCGATTGGTTCTTGATAGATATCCAATCCTTTATTTGATTGAATTGGATCATCAAAAACCATTGACTTGAGTTTTGATGCAGAAATCAAAGTATCAGAAGATCCAAGGAAGTCACACTCAAATTCCTGTTGGAACTGTTGAGGTGAAGTGTTTGCAATCGTTTGTTCCTTCCATTTTGCGTCTCTACCAGGAACTTCACTCCAATGAACCTCTGTTGGGATATATTCGTTTCTACTCCTCTCGGCGTCATGCCAGAGGCGGTAGAAGTGATTCATACCCTTAGGGGTAGATACGATAATAACCTTTGTAGTTTTACCAGATGAAATGGTAGGATAAACTGAACTGAAGAAATCGTCAGCGATATGATTTGGAATGAACGCAAATTCGTCAAGGAAGATGATATTGAATGACATACCACGAACAGCAGATGCTGATGTGGATGCTGCAATAATCTTTGATCCATTTTCAAGTTCTAAAGATGCCTTGTTCCAAACCATGACACCCTGTTGCATCCACTTAGGTAGATTCTCATAAGCCAACTGAAGTCTTCCCAAAAGATCTTTTGCAGTTGAAGCTTTGTTTGCAAGAATACCAACATTCACGTTAGCATTAAAAACAACATAATGCAATAGATAAGATACACAAGTCGTTGACTTACCTGACTGACGAGGCATCTTACAGATATTGAATCTGTTATTATGAAAATTATTAATTAATTTTTGTTGAAATGGATAAAGGTTAAAAGAAACTAAACCTTCATCCAGAGAAACAATCTTGATATAATTTTTAGCAAAGTATACTGGATCATCCTTACACTTTAAAAATTCTTTAATTTGTTCCTCAGTAAATTCAATCGGAACATTTGCTTTCTTAAGCTGAGGGTTGCCCAAATAATGTTGATCATTAGACATAAAATATTTTTATTCTTGATACACTACAGAAGTTGCGTAAATGTCAGTTACAGTTCCAACGACGGAGGGCTTTATTGATTCGTGAATCTGGATCTCTTGCAGTTTTTGTTGAAGTGAGTTTAGATTTCATGCCGCTCATTCTTGAACAGAATGATTTGCGACGAGATGCTCTTTTACCTTTTGGATTTTTTTCAGTGACTGCAGTTTGAAGTTTTGATCCTGGATTTTCACGGCGATAAGCATTAACTGCTTTTTGACTCAATCCATCAGTTTTATCTTTACGATTCACTGATTGCCAATCCTCACCAATCACTCCGATATTGAGTAGATAGTTCTTTCTTCTTTTCTCTTTATCTGGATCTAAAACAATTGCAAGAGCTTGTTCTGCAAAATCTTCTTTTGTTGGGAGATCAAATTCTTCAGCAGCAAGAAGAGTTGGTTTAGTTGGATCAATTCTTGAAGGCATATAAGCGTTTAACAATGCACCTGGATATACCTTATGAATTGCATCCTCCACTTCCTTTCTGGATGGAATTGTAGGAGTCGAAAAGAAGATTTGAAGTTTGTAAGTTGATCCGTGCCAAGTTAAAATGATGGTATAAGTTCTCCCATACTGTTGAATCTTATCAATATTTTCTTTTACACAATCAGGAACCATGCGATTTCCTTTCTTCTTCATACCAACTTGTTTGTGGGTGCTCCAACATGCTTCTGAAACATCTTCATCACTTGACATATAATCTGCTGCAGTATCAATAAAATCTGCTGCTCTTGTGATCTTAGATTGAACCCATGCAGGAAGTTGTTGATTTGGATTCTTTACAAGTTTTCTTAAAATATTGATTGATCTTTCAATCTGATCAAACTCAACATTTGACATGTATCCTTCTTCATCCTTCTTTTTACCAGAAGCAACCTCTTTATGATTTTCTGGAATGAAATCTTCAGACTTGTTCCCCCAATTTTTTGCTCCCGCTTTACGACACTTGACAAGTGCTCCAGATGCATATGCACTTGGCCAAACACTATAACGAGATTTGACTTTATGATAACAAGCATCTTTAGTACCACTACCCTTTCCTGGTCTATCTTTTACTTCTTGTAAGTCTAATTCTTCTTTCATTTTTTTGGGTTTATCTGTTGGAACATAAGTTGGTTTTGCAGCACCAGTTTTTGCCTGTTGTCCAGGATCTGCTGCCTTCTTTCTTCTTGCAGCAGATAACCTTTCTGCTTTCGTCATGCTTGCTCTTTTTGCAGAAGAGACA